TACACAGAAAAAACTAAATATATCTGGTTTCCTCGTATTGATAAAAATGTCCTTAAAGACAAAGGATATGTCACAGAATAAACCACAATTTCCGCTTTATATACCTACCAAAGGTAGATCAGATAGTCGTCTAACTGTAAAAGCTCTGGAACAAATGCAAGTTCCATATCGTGTTGTTGTTGAAGATCAAGAATATACTGAATATGCCAGAGTTATTAATAAGAAAAATATTTTAGTCTTAGATAAAGAATACCAAAAAAATTATGATACATGTGATGATTTAGGTCTAAGTAAATCAGTCGGACCAGGTGCTGCTAGAAATTTCATTTGGGATCATTCAATCAGTGAAGGTCATAAATGGCATTGGGTTATGGACGATAATATTAAATGCTTTCGTAGGTGGCATAAAAATAAACGTATCAAGATTTACGATGGTGTTATGTGGCGTATCATGGAAGATTTCTGTTTACGCTATAAGAATGTTGCTATGGCAGGACCTAATTATACTTTTTTTGTGATTGATAAATGGGGTGATAGATATGGACCATTTACTGTTAATACAAGAATTTATAGTTGTAATTTAATAAGAAATGATGTGCCTTTTCGTTGGCGTGGAAGATATAACGAAGATACAGATTTATCTTTACAGATGTTAAAAGCAGGTTGGTGTACTATTCAATTCAATATTTTCTTACAAGAAAAAGCTAGAACACAAACAATTAAAGGCGGTAATACAGAAGAATTTTATGCAAAAGAGGGAACGATTCCTAAATCTCAAATGCAACAAAAACTCCACCCAGATGTTTCACGTGTCACATGGCGATATGGTCGTTGGCATCATTATGTTAATTACAATAAGTTTAAAAAAGAAAATCATTTAATTCTTCGTGACGATATAGAGATTCCTAAAGGCACAAATGATTACGGATTGACTTTAAAAACATTTGACAATTAAAATTTATTCCCACATAAATTAGAAAAGCCACACTCTGGCTATAAGAGGTGAAAAATATGGAAGAAAAGAAAAAGGTTGGAAGACCTAAGATAGAAATAAACGAAGATCAGTTGGAAAAATTATCATCAATTTTATGTACTATGGAAGAAATGGCATCATTTTTTAGTTGCTCTGTAGATACTTTAGAACGTAATTTTGCGGATACTATAAAAAAGGGTAAAGATAAGGGCAGAATGTCATTACGAAGACTACAGTTTGAAAAAGCACAATCTGGTAATACAACTATGTTGATCTGGTTAGGTAAACAGTTATTAGGTCAAAGAGATAAGATTGAAACATCAGAAAACAATGACCCGTTGCCATGGTCTTATGACTAATGGCATTAACTAAACCTCAGCAAACAGTTATTCAAAGTAATAGTAGGTTTAGAGTTTTAATCAGTGGTCGTCGTTTCGGTAAAACATTTTTAGCAATAAACGAATTGGCAAGATTTGCTAGGTATCCTAAAAAGAAAGTTTGGTATGTAGCTCCTTCGTATCGTATGGCAAAGAATATTGTTTGGAATGACTTGATAGATAGATTATATAAACATCGTTGGGTAGATAAAGTTAATCACGCAGATTTATCAGTACATTTAAAAAATGGCTCAATCATAAGTCTTAGAGGTGCTGATAACGAACAATCACTTAGAGGGGTAGGTTTAGATTTTTTAGTATTAGATGAATTTGCAGATATCAAAGATACAGCTTGGACAGAGGTCTTACGACCTACCCTTTCAGATAGAGGTGGCCATTGTTTATTTACAGGAACACCTAGAGGCTATGGTAATTGGTCTTACAATCTTTTTTTAAAAGCTGAAACAGATAAAGAATGGGATAGTTTTAAATATACTACTTTAGAAGGTGGGCAGGTATCTGCGAATGAGATTGAACAAGCTAGATACGATTTAGACGAAAGAACATTCCAACAAGAATACGAAGCATCTTTTGTTAATTACGCAGGTGCTATCTATTATAATTTTGACAGAACAAAGAATATAATTGAAGTATACCAACCTCAATCAAGAATTATCCATATAGGCATGGATTTCAATATAGATCCCATGGTATGTGTCGTATCTGAAATCATTAATGATGTTGTTTATATTTATGATGAGATACAAATCTATTCTAGTAATACACAAGAAATGACAGAAGAAATAATAAGCAGATATAATGGTTATCAAATAACTGTTTATCCAGATCCTGCATCAAGGCAAAGAAAGACATCAGCAGGTGGGGTGACTGATTTAGCTATTTTAAAGAACGCAGGTTTTAATTTAAAAGTTAGAAATAATCACCCTTTAATACGAGATAGAATTAATTCTGTTAATGCAAAATTGAAAAACGCTAAAGGCAAAAATAGTTTATATATTGCTTCAAAGTGTAAAAATGTTATAAAAAGTTTGGAAAGGCAAATTTATAAAGATGGTACAACAATCCCAGACAAGGATAGTGGATATGACCACTTTAATGATGCCTTAGGATACATGATAGAATATTTATACCCATTACGCAGAGAATTTAAACCTAACAAACCACAGAGGTGGTCATAATGGCTAATTATACAAGAGAATTTTTAACAACAAGACATAAACATTACCAAGAAAAAATAAGTGATTGGGCTTTTCACTATCGTTCTTATACAGGTGGACAGGATTATCAAAATGGATTTTTATTGAATCGTTATGTATTAGAAACAGACGAAGAATATATGAAAAGAGCAGAGAATACTGCTATCGACAATCATTGTAAAAACGTAGTACAAATTTATTCATCTTTCCTTTTCCGAGTACCACCTACTAGAAACTATGGAGCATTAGATGGTGATCCTGCGGTTGGAAGTTTTACTAAAGATGCAGATCTTGATGGTAGGTCTTTCAATAATGTTATTAAAGAAATGCAAATCAACGCATCAATTTATGGCACTTGTTGGGCAATCATAGACAAACCTAGAATTATAACCAAAACTAGAGCAGAAGAACTACAACAAGATATCCGACCATACATCAGCTTATACACTCCAGAAAATGTTATAAATTGGAATTATGAAAGATTAGCTAATGGAAGATTTTATTTAACATCATTAACTCTTGTAGAAGAAGCAACTGAAGATTACGCGATAATTAAAGTCTGGTCATTAGAAGATATAAGCACATTTGTCGTTGAAGATTTCAACAAACCTTATGCAGAAGGTAAGGTTAAGTTAATTGATGAGATTCCCAATGTATTAGGTGAGATTCCTGCGGTGGTTTTATATAATCAAAAATCACAACGTAGAAGTATTGGTATATCTGATCTTAATGATGTGGCAGAATTACAGAAAGCTATTTACAATGACTATTCAGAGATTGAACAATTAGTAAGATTATCTAATCACCCTAGTCTAGTAAAGACACCTAATGTAGAAGCAAGTGCAGGTGCAGGTTCTATTATTGAAATGCCTGAAGATTTAGATGCAAGTTTAAAACCTTATATCATTCAACCTAGTTCTCAATCATTAGATGCAATTATGAATACAATCCAAATGAAAATAGACGCTATTAATCGTATCACACACATGGGAGCAGTTAGAAATACTAAATCGCAAATATCAAGTGGAGTTGCATTACGAACTGAATTTGAATTATTGAACGCAAGATTAGCAGAAAAAGCAGATTACCTACAAAATACAGAAGAACAAATTTGGTCATTATTTGCTAAATGGCAAAATAAAGTATTTGATGGTGAGATTATTTATCCAGAAACATTTGATATAAGAGATTATTCTAGCGACCTTGAATATTTACAAAAAGCTAAAGCTAGTGGAGTTAAATCAAATACATTCCTTAAAGAAATTGATAAACAAATTGCAAGGGCAGTTGTTGATGACGATGAACAAATTAAAACTATTGACAACGAAATTGAAAGTAGTGCAGTTGCTATTGGTCAGTTTGATACACCAGAAATAGAAGGTGAAGAAGTTGCCGAAGAGTAAAACAGTATCTAAAGATAAAAAAAGTAAATTACCTAAAAAATACCTATCTGGTTTAAAGGGTGCTAAAAGAAAAAAAAGATCATCATTATTAGAAAGAATATCAAAGCTATATAAAGCAGGAAAAAGAATTCCATTAAAATTACTAAAGCAAAGGACTAAAATATAATGGCAGTTAAACGTAAACCATTATCAGCTTCTACAGTTGCTAATCTTAAAGCTAAAGCTAAAAAATCTAAATTGTTCACCTTTAGTGACTTAAAATCCTCTTATCGTAGAGGTCAAGGTGCGTTTCTTTCTAGTGGATCTAGACCAAGGATAGGAATGGCACAATGGTCAATGGCACGAGTAAATAAACTAATCAGCAGAGGTAGATCATCTTCATTTGATAAGGATATTGTTAAACGTGCAGTCAAGCGTAAAAGTAAGTAGCCAAGAGTTCTATAATTGGACTTTAGAACAACATCAAAATAAAAAATGTTTTTGCGGTAAATTTGCCTGTATAGGTTTTAATTATAGATTTGGTATGTTAGAACTATTATGTTTTAAACATTACGAAGAAAGGAAAAAGCAATGCCCCAAGGAAAAGGTACTTACGGAAGTAAAGTTGGAAGACCAAAAAAATCAACCAAATCTGCTATGAGAAAGAAGAAGAAAAAGAAATAATGGCACAGTATAGAGGAAGATCAGTTAAATTAAATAAACCTTATAGATTAAGCACTAAAGAAAGTAAGAATAAAAAATTTGGTGTTTATGTTAAAGATAAATCCTCTGGTAATGTCAAGAAAGTCACATTTGGTGCTAGGGGTATGTCAATTAAAAAGAATATCCCTGCACGACAAAAATCATTTCTAGCTAGAATGGGCGGTGTGTTAAAAGAAGTTAAAGGTCAAAAGACATTATCACCTGCTTATTGGTCAATCAGAGCTTGGAAGAAAAATTTCCCGTTATAATCATTTAGTTTCAACATTATTTAAGTGAAATACTTTTAAAAACATTTCACATTACTGATAATGAGTAGTTGTTAATATCTACTTATGAATACACAAACACATAAAAATCAAAATGATCTGGGATTCCAGACATTTTTAAAATCACTTCATCATATAGACCCAGATACAATATTTTGGATATTGACAAAAATAACCAATTTGAATGAAAAGCAAAAAATCATTCAATATTGTAGAAAAGAAAAATTAATATAAATCAATAGGGGGGGGGCATCCCCCCATTGTGATATAGTTGGT